TTCATACATATGCCTATTCGCTAACTCAGGATAGAGTCCTGCAAAGCCCCAGAGGATATCGAATCGAGTCGAAACAATATCCGTAGACACAGACCACTGTTTAGCGAGCCTCATGGAAATGCCGTCCTTCTGCGCCCTTGAACCCCAAGCACCGTATTTCGTCACGTCCTCAAGGTCTGCCGTAGCAAACACGAAGGCATCCCGGTGGAACTGAAGGTCCTGACCAAAGCCGGAACCAACCGCACCAATCAAAGTTGCAGTCAGACCGTCCGTATCCGTAACACCCGACAAAGCACAGTTCTGGTAAGCATTACCCGAGCCGTAAATCAGCGCCGGTTTAACCGTTACTGTGTACGCCGTCGCTGCTGTCGTCAAAGTAACAGCCGTCTGGTTTACAAAGGTTTTCAGCTTACCGCGAGTCGTCTTGGTTTCAGGATGTACGTCATATACACCATCGAGCGTGATGATATCACCAGCCAGAATGGTCGTACCCGAGGTAGCACCATCAATAGAAAGCGCTGTCTGCGATGACCACGTATTCTGCGTAGTCGTTGCCGTACCCAAGGCCGTACCGTTAGTGACCGGAGAACCCGCCAAAGTACCCGTGGTATGAGATGGCACAAGCGTGTTCTCGTACACATCAAAGCCCGCAGTACGACCCATCATACCTTCACGATACTGCCTGCGAATGTTCTCCGATGCCTGGAAAAGACCCTTCACAGCATCGTTAAACTCCACCTGGGAATCAGGCGACAGACAGGCACAACGATTGCTCATTGGGCCAAGCTCGTTCGTGATATTGGCACCGCCCTGCTGGAATCGCTTATACGTCAGCAAACCATTAGTACTTGCATTCGTGTAGTTCGATACCAGCTTGTAGGCAGCAGAAAACGCATCACCTTCAATCTTGGCAGCCAGTTGAGCCATTGCCGGTTCAACAATACGATCCGAAAAGTCGTCCAGTTCCATCGTTAGTTCTTTGGTCGTGAACGATACGTCAACACCGTACTGGCTGTTAACGGTTAACGGAGTGGAACGCTCAGTGTGATCCTGAGCCGACAAAGTTGCACCGGTACGAACGGTATACTTTGAAGGCATACGGATGTTGAGCGAAGTGCCGATCTTTGCACCATCCTGTGCAAATGAGTCATCGTACTGCGTATTGACGTTACCAACAAAGTTGAGCTTCTGGTGCAGAACGTCAAGCGCCTTACGAGTAATCATCGTCGGCGTAAGAATGCTGTTTGTAGCCACGTATTACCCCTGAATAGTTACTTTCCCCGCAGCTTTACCTGTCTCGCGTTCTCTTGCTTGAACCATTCTGCGTCCGACATCTTGTCAGACTTTGGATCGGTCGTAGCAACACGCGCTCCAGGTTCTGCTCCCTTCACCGTCTTCGATGGAGGTGGCGGGGCATCACTGACCTTCTTTCCAGAGGCTGATTTCTCAGAGAGTAAACGACCTTCAAGCGCAACCATCCTGCGTATTGCTGAATGTTGAGGTGCTCGGGCAATATCCATCGCCTCATCAGGATTCTTTGCAAGGTAGTAAGCCATTTCAGGACCAATATCCGAACCGCGTATTTCTTCCGCCATGTCCAGTGAACAAGCCCATCGGCTTTCTACTACATCGAAATAATCCTTTACCTCTTTCGCTAACTCTTTCTCCTTCGTCTCGAACTGCTTTTGTGATTCACCGGTTCTCTGGCGTTCTGTGTATTCATCGGCTACGCGCTTGGCTGCTTTCTCTGCAGCTACCTCAGCACGTTTATCCGCCTCATCCCACACATAACGCTGATATTGCGATTCGTCATAATCGAAGTCCGAGAGCGTTTTGGGCTTTTCTTCAGCAGGTTTATCAAGCGCATCCAGCTTCTTTCGAAGCTCATCACGCTCTTTCGCCACTGAACCCAGGTCCCTTTCAGTATCTCTGAAACGTTCGGTCAGTCTATCAATCCGCTCTTGAAACGGATCGGGTTTAGTATCGCTTTCCTCGGCGGGTGGTGACTCCGCTTCGCTTTCCAGCTCCTGAACTTCGGCCTCCGCCTCTACTTCAGTCTCCAGACTCGCGTCTGCACCTTCAATTTCTTGCATGGATACACTCTCGTGTTGCGCGTCCCCGCGAATTATCAGCCGCTGATTTAGGCTCAACGTCTGCCTTTTGTGCTAAAATCTATCCCAATCGCTGTGCATAGCGAGGCCCCTAGCTAAGGGCAACCGCAATAACTGTCATGGGTGCTTTCCAAGTTATTGTGGCAGTAGATGAGGGAAAGCAAGCGTAAACTGATGAACGGTGCCACCTCTGCCCGGAACAAGTGCCCGAAACATGCTAGCGTTTTCATTAATTTACGTACCCCTCTGATCCCAAGCTACTCTCCTTCAGGAACTAGACGTAATCCGCCTTTCTCCCTGACAGCAGCTACACTTTTCTGGCTGCCATCGTCATAACTTACATCCGCAATGAGTTTACCACCCTCCCTGCGAATATTACCACTTGTAATACTTTTATCGGCTTTCTGTGAAAGATTACCAAAGGCCTCGTCAGCTACCTGCATGAAATTGGCCAACAAGCCATCAATGATATTGATCGTGTCCTGAGCCTGTTCTGCAGCCTGTGCGGCCGCTACCGAGGCATCAACCGTACCAAAGGACTGTTCTACTTCTGAAATAGCATCACCAGCACCCAGAACCTTGGTTTCAAGTTCTGCTTTCAGCTTGATGAGATTCGCTACCTCTTTCGCCATATGAGCATCAAATTCAGCCTTCGCCGCTCGAACGTTCGCTAGTTCCGTCTTGATCTCTGCCTTGGCTTTCTCATTCCTGGCCTGTTCCTGACCCAGATTCTGTTCGGCCTCTGAAACCATTGACGCCTGTTCTTCAACCATCTGCATGGCCTGTTCGGCCTGCTGCATCATCGCCATGACTTCAGGATCAATCTCCTTACCCTGATTCATCAACTGTTGAACCTGTGGCGGCAATAGTGTCCTCAGACGTTCTGCAATATCATCTGCATACGGAAGGTCCATTGATTTAAAGACCAGATCACCGGCAACGCCCATCATCTCAGGGAACTGGTTAGCCAACTGTCCATAAGTCTCAGCCGCTTCCTGTCTCTGTGTAGCAAAACTCGGCCCAATCGTGACAGTGACATCGTATTTGCCGGTCTGAAGGTCATTCACACGGACAGAACGTCCCTCTTCAGGGTCATAGACCACCTGGTTAACACTCACATAGTCTTCGGCCCCATCGGACCCCAGAATACGTAGTTCCCTCTCAGTGTCGTAAATCTCAGGGATTAGATCAATCAGGATCTCATAGGTCCTGCGAATACCATTGGCGATATTGTCTTTGTAGTTGAAGGTCGCTATCTCACCCTGCTGCTGGCGCGCATAAATAGCTCTACCTGATGTCTCATTCGACTGAGCACCCAGAGATGGATCAAAAATACCCGTAACGGCTTTGATCTCTTCGGAGGCAATCTGAGTCTCCTGCATCAGGGCAACAGGAATATCAGCACCACCCATCCTGGCCGGCGCGCCGGGAGCCTTAGCATCTGCTGTGTACAGCATGAAGGGAAAGTTCTTCTTATGTGCTACAGCCCACTTATCAGTATGCCCTGCAGCCTGATCAGTCGTTGCCCACCACTTAGCCTGTGGGGCTAAAGCAATCGTCTCTGCAATAGCCGTTCGAGCAAAGTTATACGACCGCTGAGCATCCTTGGCAAACCTCGGTAAACCCCACCATTTGGGCTTACCGTCTACAACCATATACTCCCCATAGACCATCACAAAGGGAAACTGTCGTCCTGCCCACTCTGTCGGCCCTTCGAGGACTCTATCGCCTGAGACAATGCACCACATGATCTTGTAAGTATCGACCTCACGACGACGCTCAATCTGCTCCTGAAGCTCCGGTGCATTAGCCTCGTCAGATTCCGAATCAACGACCGTTCCATCCTCTAACAGCCACAGTTCCTTGCGATGAGGGACCTTGTACCAGTATTCAGCGATACGAACGTTCTGCTCGTCCTCCCAATCGTCGTCGTCATCAAACTCCGCCAAGTCCTCGAAATT